ATGCTTGCTTTTCCAGAAACCACAAGGTTTGTGGCGTTTAAATCCGAAACATTTGCCTTGTTTGCGCTCAAGTAATTAACATTTGCATTAGTGGCATTTAAGTCCGTGATATTCGCTTTCTGCGCCACCACCGTTCCGAGTTGTGTAACCTGGTTGCTAACTCCCGTTACTCTTCCATCCACGGTTGTTACCCTGCTATCAACTGTTGAGACTCGGCTATCCACGGTCGTTACTCGGCTGTTTACATTGGAAACGCTCGTTTGTGTTTCTTTTATCTCTGTCTTGTTTGCATTTATTTGGTTCTGCTGACTTACCTTCGGAACGGGGTAATCTTTATCGCAATCGCTCGAATATGAATCGAATAACGCTTGTATACCGCTTAAAGTTCTCTGCAAAATATAGGTTCGGCAGATATTTCGCCTTGTGTATGATAAGTATGTGTCGCCACACTCCAAATAGGGCATCCCGACACATTTCATTTCAACCACGGGAATATGGTTTACAACTTCAACCTTGGCAAGGATTGCTCTCGCAGCCGTAGACATATTCACGCAGAACGCGATGGGATTGTCGGATATAACAAAGACATTCCCGCTCGTTCCGTAGCCATGCTCTACGCCGTTTTCATCCATTATTGATACCTTTGTGATGTATTCGGTCGTGTATGGCTCATACTTCAATGATACATAATCGCTTGTCGTAATCGTGGTTCCCGCGTTCTCTGCGGAAGGATATGTCGTTTCGCTCGGGTATGTCGTTTCACTCGGATATAAGCCTTCGGCGAGCGCATTTAATTCGCGGTAATGAAATACTCCGTCTCTTCCGAACTGTCCGTAGACTCCGTTAAGCTGACATATCCACTTCATAAGCTCGGTTCCGCTTGACGCATCTACGAATGTTTTGAGGTTTGCCGAAATGGTTAAGCCATCATTTATAAGGGTTCTTGTTTCTTGCGTAATCCCCAGATTAGTAAATAATCTATCTCTAAAGTTCTTTACCGTTATCGGGTAGGTTAAGGAATTAACCCAACTCTGCATATTTTGGGAGCCGACTTTATATAGCGGGTCATAACAAGTAAATACCGTTTCTATATCTTCGTGGTTTTCATTGTCTTGGGTATCAACATATCCCCTAAAAAGATATATTTCCTCGGTATTATCTGCCTTGATTGTCGCTTCAACGTATTCGCCTCTTAAATCCGTTATAATCTCTGCTACCTTAAATGAAAGTTGCGATGCTATACACCCCGTAAAGGTTAGTGTCCTTTCGGTCTCTATAGCTTCGGTAAGCGTTAAGCCGTCTGCGACTAAATCGCTGTTCGTGAACGTGATATTCCTATCCGGAAATCTTATCGTTACGACCTTGTGCGATGAGTCGCTCAAGTAAGCATCTTTTGTTGTCTGATTTACATTAACCATCCTATGCCTCTGTTATGTTCAACGTGAACCTTTCGACATAATCCGTCCAAGTGCCGTCTATATCCAATGCGGGATCGTGCGTAACGTAAAAATACCCCGTCTTTTCAGATTGGGTATTTATCACAGAAACTGTTAATGTCGTTTGCTCGTTCGCTGTTGCTGAAGCCAATGCCGTAAGGAAGGCGGAATATTCTGCCACCGTGCGGAAGAACATATCCAGGCTTCCTACGGCTTTATCACGAAGCTTCTTCTTGTGGGTTATATGGTCGGCATCTTCCCACTCTTTATAAACGGGAACATTATTGACCTTGTATGTCCCTGCGATTACATTCGCCGAGCAATCTGTAGTATTTACCTTAAATATCATACAAAAGCACTCCTTCCCGTTCTCTTGGAATACTCGTAGTTTTTACTTCTTACAAGATTAAAGATGCCTTCGCTGTTTACATCTATCTGAATGCCTGACCTCTCGGCAATCGTCTGCAAGAGCGAGATAATGGTTTCTTCGTAGCCTCCGTTGTCTTCCGTTGTCGCATAACCGCTCTCGATGCTTCCTTGGAAATCGAACGCCTCGGTTACTGTCGCCTTAAGCATATCCTCGTTATCTGTGATGCCCTTTGCGAATAAGTCCATCATATCGGGCGCGTATGTATGGAAGTTGGACAGAGGCCCCTCTTCGGGTTCCGAGAATCCAAGGAAATTCTTTATCGTCTCCGCTACACCCGAAACCGCATCCGTTACGGCTGAAATCTTTGACTTTATACCATCAATAAAGTTCGAAAGCATATCTGCTCCCCATTGAACCGCTTTAACCGACATCTCGGTAAATTTCTCTTTGAGAGCGTTCCAAACCTTCTTAACCGCATCGGAAATCTTCGAGCCGATTGTAGTAAGTCCCGTCATTATCTGCGTAAGCAATTCTTTTCCCGCTTCTTTTATCTGCGGCCAATTCTCTTTTAAGCCGTCAACGATGCCCGTTATAATCTCTGGAATCGCCTTAACAATTTCTATCACAATCTGCGGAAGTGCTGTAATCAGACTTATAAAAAGCTGTATCCCTGCGGAAACAAGCTGTGGAATTGCTGTCAAAAGAGCCGTAATGATACCGACAATTATTTCGGGAATCGCCTCAACCAATTTTTCGATGATGGTTGGAAACGCATCCACTATGGCTAATACTATGGTTATTACCGCATTTATTATCTGCGGAATAGCATTTAGTATAAAATCAACGATGCCCAATATGAGGTCGGGAAGCATTTCCAAAAACAGCGGAAGTCCCTCATTTAATATGGATTCCGCCAAGGTCATTATTAATTCAAGAACGGCCGACAAAATGGTCGGAAGCTCGCTTACTAATTGCATTACGAGGCTCATTATACCTTCAACCAACAACGGAAGAAGCGTAGGTATGGCTTCTGTTAGACCGCTTAGGATGCTCGAAACCAAACTTATCGCGGTATCGAGAACGAGTGGAAGATTGGAAATTAGCCCTTCCAACAGACTCTCTATCACAGATAATCCCGTTTCAAGGATGGCAGGCAGATTCTCAAGGATCGAATTTGACAGAGATTCGACTATAGTTAGTCCCGTACTCATCAAATCTGGAAGATGGCTCGTTATACCTTCCAAAGCTGATGAGATTCCATCTGCTATCCTTTCTGCCGCTTCGTCATAATTTCCGGAAAATAAATCCGTCAGACCGCCCATTACCTCGGTTATGGACGGGAGAAATTCTGACATAAGATTGTTTTTAAGGCCTTCGAAAGCTGTTCCGAGGTCTTGTAATTGGTCTTGATACCCTGCGGAAGCCTTTACCGCTTCGTCTGACATTACTCCGCCCAATTCGTGGACGGTGTCTATCATCGCTTGCGTATCTTCTGCGGATGTGTTGAGGAGTGCGCCGAACTCGGTCGCGCCACGCCCTAAAAGCTGTGTAGCAAGATAGGTTCTCTCGGTGCCTTCTTCCATTCCCTGCAAAGCAAAGATAACGGAGCTGAATATATCCTCGTTAGACATATTCTTGAGGCTCTCAAGGTCTAAACCTAACTCCGCGAAGGCATCCGAATCTGTCTCAACGGCTGTCGAGAGAGTCTTCATTACCGCCTGCAATGAATCCACGCTCGCACCGCTATGAGCGAGAACCGCGCTCCATTCCTGATAAGACTTGGCGGAAATTCCTATTTTCGCCGACATCTTATCGATGTGGTCGCCATAGGATGCCACATCGTTAGTTGCTCCGACAAAAGCGGTACCCATAGCACCGATAGCCGCCGTTGTCCCTGCGACTACTCCCGCAATAGTTTTCCCCGTGGTGCCTAATACTGTGGCAAAACCAGAGCCAAAGGATTTCCCCGAATTGGCTCCCGCATCGCCCATCTCTTTATTGATTTTTGAAGAAACACCCTCGAAAGAAGGCTCTATTTGGACATACGCTGTTCCGATTGTTTCAGGCATTGTGTGTACTCCTATACCACTTCTCGAAAGACTCTACATCCTTGAATTTCATCAACTCGTCTTTGGGTTTAGGTTCTTCCGTCAAGAGCTTATACGCGCTTTTTGGCTTGCTTCCGTGTCTCTTGCTTCGTGACCACATCATAAGATTTAGGTCATCAAGGATAAGAGCCAAAAGGGTTTGATCGATAGTCAGCTTTTGCCCTGACATCTGCATTTTTACCCTCGAAGTCCTCGGAAGTCCCGCCGTCAATGTGGCGGCAAGCGTGGGTTTTAGACTCTCATAATCGAAAACACCATACTCGCTCGCCATATCGCAGATTAATTCGTCCTCGCACTCGTTTATTACTTGCGCGAGGTAAATCAGTTTTTTAGGTTTATTGCATCGAATATCTCTGATATTTCACTAACGAGCGAGGTAACATCCGCCACCCCGTTGTGCCTATTGGCTACTTCGTTTATAAATACCTCGAGATTATCCCCAAAAATGAGACCGAGCATAGACATTACGGCTTCCGCCTGCTCTATGCTCGGCACATCTTTGTTTTTTGCTTTTGTGAGATAATAAAGGAGTCTTACATCGTCCTTAATGCGAGAATCGATAGCAAAGCTTAAACCGCTCGAAGTCTTTCCTTTTATTATTGTTGTCTTGCTCATTCCTTATCTCCCCCTTATTTTATGTACTCATCGTGAGTCTTTCCGGAGCTGTTCGGATATGCTGAAACGGTGATATTGTATCCGACCGCATCCGAATCGTTGTAAGTAATCTCACCACGGCTTGTAATTGCGCCGTCCTCGACTACAATTCTCTTTGCCTTGTTTCCGCGAAGAGAAAGGTCGAACACCCATACTCTCTCCTGCGGGTCTTCCGATTTTACGGAAACGTGGATTGTTCCATCGGTGTCTACAGTAACATTTGTGTCGCCATAAACAGCCTTGAGAACATCTGCATTCTCTGACTCGATAAGAGTAAGAGCGAAGGTATCGTTCAGCTCGTTAAGAGAACGGTAAACGATCATTCCGCCCCAAGCCTTGATAGCAGATACATCCATATCGTTTGCATTGGTAAGGCCGTCCTCGGAAACATATCCAAGGCAGACGAAGCTACTCGAAAGTGCTGTGGTCGCATCTGTGGGAGCTGTTGTTCCCTTGGGTGCAACAAAGACAGCCCCAGAGATGTTCGGCTTACCCGTTGTAACATTGGTCGCTGTGTTGCCCATATTAACCTCCTAATAATGGATAAAATTAAAGATTAGTTCGTACTCGTACACGCCCCGCTCTGAATCCGTTGTCGAATTGACACCGCCGAGCGAAGCTTTGGAAATATCTTCAAGCGTAATGGCATTTAAAAGCAGACCTTTTACCTGGTCTGCTAATACCTTCGCGTTATAAAAGCTTGTATGTGATATGGTGAACGAAATCGTCATAGCGGGAATATGGTCTACATATCCTTCGTCTATAATCTGCATCAGAACGCAGGGAACCGCCTTTGTCTTCGGTCTCTCGAAAAGAACGGGAATCTTCAGTTCGTCTACAAGATATTGTCTTATATCTACCTCTATCATTTCCTATCTTCCTTTCCGTAGACTATCGTCTTGGCACGGTCGAAGCCTATAAAAGACTTCTTTTCCCCCTCGTATCTGTCTGCATACTTTTCCGTCAGCTTAAGCATCTCTTGTGATTGCAAGAACGCTCTTACACCGCTTTTATTTAATACGAATTTGTTAGCCATAACGCTCCACCTTAACATTGCTCCCCCATCTCAAGGGGATGTTGGCTTGCTCTCCCGTTATGGGATAGCCTATCGTGCGGAAGCGTTCACCCCATATCACGACCTCGGTATCATACCAAGTATGGCCATCCCCCTTCGGAATGCCTAAAACATACGCAACCTTCTTCCCGTACATCTCCAAGGTCGATTTAACCTCTTCCTCTGATGGGGAGCCTACAAGGACATCGGCAACATCTACAAGCTCTTCTGTCTCTATCGGTGCGCCGAAATCGTCTGTCGTGCTTGATGATTTAACAACAAGCTTAACTGTGGTTCCTCTCATACGGGTACCTCCGCAAGCTCTTCTGTAGGGCTATGAGAGCCTATTTGATTTCCGAGTCCAAGCATCTTCCTTTCAGAACTTGAAATATACAATTCTCCGACCGATGTTCCCGTTCCCATTGTCCAACTCTGGGTATAACCGAGACCGGACATAGAGCCTTGTGTGGCTCCTATAGGAATGTCGGTATCGTTCCCGCTTCCAATCGCTCTGATAACCATACGGCAAGAAACTATCTTCTTCGTACCGTTATCGGCTTTTGTATGAGTGGCATCGATCATAACCGCCGCATCATCGAGAAGTGTGGTCGCCAATGCCTGCTCATCAGAAGAAAGCGTTCTTAACATTCTATCTTGGACATCTTGATAAGTTGCGTATGCCATAAATTAACCTCGTTTCTTCGCCGAAGACTTATCAGCAGGCTTTTTAGCCGCCGTTTTGGCTTTAG